TTACAGATTCACCTTTAACTAATTCATTAGCAGCATCCCTAGTTGCTTTTAATTGTTTGATTAATACTGAAAATGAAGGCAATTTAACTATTTTATGTGAAATTCCACCTCCTTCAGATTCATGATTCGGGTCTGTTTTAAAATAAGTATCACCCTCATCAGATATAAAATCTCTATCATCCCAAGGACCATATCTATCTTCAATCCAAGTTAATAATTTTGGATCAATATCTTTTCTTTTAGCTTCTTTAATTAAACTAACTATTTTATTTACTATACTACCCATTTGATTTTGTTAATTCTTCTAATAATGAATGATATTGTAATAGATTAACCAAATGATCACTTTTAATTGTTGTTTTTTTATCTAAACTTTTAATTAAAGAAGATACTTCATTTAGTTTTATTTTAATAACTTCACTTTTAGTTTTACTAATTTGAGAATTAATAGTTTCTATAATGTATTCTACTTCTTTATTATAAAAAGCTTTTAGTGATGGGGTGTTATCTACTGATTCGATAAATTCTTTTAAAATATATTTTTGTCTATTATTTAATGAAGAATATTTATCATTAAATTTTTCTAATAAAACATAATAAGTTAAAGTGCGAATATCTTTATCTTGTGATTTAAATTCTTCAATTACAGTTTCTTTAACATTATTTCTATCTATTCCCTTAGATGTTAAATGTTCTAATAAGGTTACTTTATTATCTATAATTTGATTAGGATCTATAAGCTTATTAGTATTATATGTTTCTAATAAAGTATATAATGAAGCTTGGGCCTTATAATCATTTAGTTTTGTTTTAAATAATCCTTCTACATCATAGTGTTCCTTTAAGGCTTTTATCAAACTATATTTTTCTTTTCTAATATTAGTTCTATTTAATCGTTTTGATGATTCTAACACAGCATCTAATACTGTTTTAGCTTTTGAAGAATTTAATCCCTTGGATTTAAATACTGTTTCATATAGTTTATATTCTTTTCCTAATTCGGTATTAACGAAGTATGTTTTGAGAATGTTTATAGCTGGAGAGTCTTTTCCTGACAGAGTTTCAGACGTAATTTTTCTTACTATCACCTCAAATAATATCCCTGTGTTCTTAAATTTCGAATGTTTTATATACATCAATACTTATTTTTTTATAAATATACTAAAATTATTGTTCCTTAATATTTGATTCGTCAAGAAGCGAATTCTTTGTTGATTTTTTTTCAAATACTAATTTTTTTCCCTGATGAGGGATAGATTTTAACATAGATTGATGTTTTAAATATTGAGTACTATTCTCTAAATTTAAAGCACTTTTACCAGTATCATTATAATCTTTTTTCATACCTTTAGAACCTAGACGATCTTTACCAAAGTTATCATCTTGTGTATTTCTTTTTGATGCTTTTTCCTTTGGTCTACCTAAAACGGTTTTATCATCTTTAGCGTATTCTTCAGGTTTAGGCACCCCACCTGGATCTGAGTACATTCTACCTTTACCATATAATGAAGCTAAATCATGGGGTGTACCATATGATTGACCTGTTTCAACAGGGTCATTACCCTCTGCTTCTATTTGGTCAATTCTAAATTTACGCTTAGCATCTTCTCTAATTAAATCCCTAAAGTCATCGTATTGATCTTCACTTAAATGGAATAAATGATCATAAACAAAATCAGATGGGAATAGATTAGTTTCAGTCATTTGAGCTGCTAAATCCATTTTTTCTTTCATCAATGCTACTCTTTCTTGATCATATATTATTGAAGGAGTTGTTAATGCTAATTCAAAATTAGCTAGTTGTTCATCTCTATACCCTTGAGTGTATAAATGAACTAATGCTATTTTATACAATTCAGATACTACAATTCTTTGAATACGTTCAATAGTACGTGCAAATCTAATATCTTGAGCTGCTAATGTAGCTTTACCATCTGTATTTTCGTCATAACCCATAAAAGCCTTTGGGACTTTTAAAGCTGCAAATAATTTATCTCTTAAATACTCAACATCCGCAATACCGTCCCACTGTAAGCCATTTGCACTTTCAATTTTAGTACTAGCATCATTACCTCTAACTGGAATATAATAATCTTCAAGAAGATTTTGCATATTATATCTTAAATTGTATTCTCCTGTTTTTTCATCAATGTGAGGAGTACGTTTTAATTTACTTAATGTTTTTTCCATAAACGCATCTACTTCATTTGGAGGTATTGAACCTACATTCATGTAAAATATACGTTTTTCAGGGGCACGAACAATTCTATGAATAAGCATAGCATCCTCCATTAGTACATATTGTTTAAACAATTTACGAGCTGGTTCTATGTAAGATCTACCATAAGGTAAAAAATTCATATCTGTTAATAGACGGAAATGAGCCATTTCATAATTATCAAATATAATTGAGGATGGTGATATTGTATTATTTCCTGGGACATTATAATATCCTGTATCTGAAACAGATACCCCATCAGGGTCAAAACGGAAACGTACTTCAGATGGATTATCAACATCCTTAGCTCCTAACTCTCCCTCTAATCTTTCAATATGAAAGGCTGTATATGGTATTACATTGTACACACCATATTTTTCTGCTATTTCTAATTTTAAGAAAAAATCTCCATATTTAGCTAAATTTCTTACCCAAGGCCATAAATTAAATTCAATATTTAAAACATCATAAAATAAATTATATAAAATCTTTTGTATGTCTTCATCTGATGATTTGATAGCTAATACCTCTCCCATATCATTTTTTAATGTTGACTCATCAGCTATAATATCCAAAGCTGATGCTACAATAGCATCTGTATCCATGGCATCATATTCTGAGTAAAGCATTGGTCTTAAATATTGATAGTTAAACCCAGCTTGTTGACCATATAATGAAGTAGAGGAATTTGAATAAATTCTATTAAATCTATCTACTAAAGAGTTTGTTTCGATTTCACCTGTTTGTTGAATTTTATTTACATCAAAAACTTTAAGTTCATTACCCCCTACATTACGAATTATTACGTCTGTAGAAAATAATCTTCTCAATCTTGGAAATAAGCCTGTATCTGCCATTTTTATTTATTTATAAATATTATAATAACCATCCTATATCATGAGATTTACCATCTATTTTCATCTCATATGGATTTTGTATTGAACTATTTGCTGAGTGTCCACCACTATATGTTACTTTATTAGATTTTACACTACCTAATGTTGCTCTTGTCATATCTAAACTTTGTTGTTGAAACTTCAATGAAGTATCTCGTAGGAACATACCAATCCCAAATGACATAACCAAGTCATCGTTGTAGCCTGTTTGAGCTTCTGGTCTTCCATTTTTCCAAATAAATACCTTCATTTCTTCAATTAGTCGTTTTGAGCGGATTGTTACCGATCTATCACCAACAAATTCTCTAAATTTATTAATACAAAGAGGTCTAGTTCTCATTGACATTGTAAAACCAGGTACCATTTCTGAATTACCTTCAAATACTCTTAAATATGATTCAGCTGTAAGTTGGTCTGATTTAGGAGATTGGTATAAATTTTTATATCCTCTTTCTATAATTGCATCTAAAGTGGCCCAACCAATATTAGCGTTTTCAACTACTAACATTGCATTATTATATTCTGTAGCTAACCCTGTTAGAAAATATCCAAATTCTTTAGGTGGCATTTGCCCTTTATACTCAGCTACTTGTGTGTTTGTTGCTATATCCATTACATGACAGGCTGAGTAATCTTTACCATCGCCTCTTGCTACGTCCGCTACAACCATATATTCTCTAGAATAATCTGCAGATTCCCAAATCCATAGATTTTGGTCTACACCCCTTCTTTCCATTGGGTCTTTAATTGTTGTTTCATTTAAAAAATCAATCCATTCAGAATAAAAAACAATATCACCTGATGTACTAAAATCACAATCACATTCTTGTGCTGCTAATCTAGGGTCACCTAATAAATCATCTTGTGAATCTCTCCATGATTGATCCCTTTCAGGATGAACCCACCAAGGTAATTTAATAGGTAAAAATTGATTATCTTGAGATTCAGCATTAACCCATGTTTTATGGAACCAATTTCCAGTACCATAAGGTGTACTTAATACTATAGCACCACCACCAGTTGCTAGTGTTTGTTGAGCCGACGCCCAAATTTCTCCAATGTTATCAATAAAAGCAGCCTCATCAACTAATAGTAAAGATACTGCTTCTGATCTACCAGCATCACTACTTGCGGATGTTGCTTTTATAATTGATCCATTACTAAGTCGTAATGATAGTTTATTGTTTTCTTCTGCTTTAATTGATAACCATGATGGTAAGTTGTCATACATGAATTTTACCTTAGTAACCATGTTACGCGCTGTCTCTTGTTTAGTAGCAATACATAACACATTTTTATCCTTATGGAACAACATTAACCACAAAGAATAACCTGCTGATAGGGTAGATATACCTAATTGTCTTGATTTTAATATAATTGAATAAGGATTGTCTCTAACTAAATGTAAAGCTTTTTCTTGGAATGGGTATAGGTTAAATTGGATTCTACCTCTTTGTGGGTGTTGGATAAAACAGTACTTTTTCATAAAATGAGCTGGGTCTTGAGCGCATTTTAAATATTCTTGTCTTATTATTTTTTTTAAATCTTCCGCCATTACTTTTTACCTATTTTCATATAATAACTACCGGATATAATTGGTTGAAAGTTTTCATTAACCCCAATTCCTAAACCATATATATTTTTACTTTTTGATTTATATAATATTCCTCCACCTAAATAATTAATTTGTGTTTTATTACCTGCTACATTTAAACCCCAATAAAATTCTCTATTATTTAAATAAATCTCTTGAGTTAGCGTTGTTGTTGGGATTAGGATATCTGATTTTATTTGTCTTGAAAATATTTTATTTTGTGAAATTGTATCTGTTACAGTTACAACCCCTAAAGAATCTAATACAATTTTATCTACATAAACATTTTTAGCATAGTATTCTTTTAATACCTCTAATGTATCTATAGGAGTATTTATTGTAATAGTATCATTTTTATATACTGTTACTATTTTTTCTACCCATTTAGGTACATATTCTATCTTGTTAATAGTAATAGTATCCCATTTAGTTTCAACCTTCGTTATAATTGTAGGTTCACTAATAGTAGAGTTAGAAGAACAACTCCTTTGTAATAAAAGGAGTACGACTAAAACTACAATAAGTAGAAATTGGATATTTTTAAAGAAGACCTTCAAGCTCTTTTTTAATTTTAGTTAATTCTCTTAAACGGTCTGTAAGTTTTTGCTTTTCAGAACCTTCAGCATTTTTCCATTTTTTTACTACTCGTTTCATTTCAGCTGATGTTTGTTGGAGTTTTGATGCTAGTTTAGATACCGAATCTCCTTTTTTAGCTCCTTTCATGGCTTTTTTATCCATTTCATCCTCATCATCGTCTTCTTCTTTCATAAGATCTTGAGTTTTTGCTAATTCCTTATTTAAGTCAGCCTGTGCCTTAGTCTTAGCATTAATATCATCAGCAGACTCTGCTTCTAATAATTCAAGGATTTCTTCTTTTATAGCTATTTTTAATTCTGATCTTTTCATTAGAGTATTTTATTATAAATATCACAAAGAAATTGCTTGTTTAATTAATTTTATACGTTCTTCTGTTGATCCTTTAATTTCAACTAAATTTTTAATTTTATGTCTATATTTAATAAGTAAAAGTTGAATTGATGAATCAATTATTTTTCTATAATCTGCATTGGTTTCTCTAACTCCATTGTCTTCAATTTCTACACCCTCAGGAGATACATAAAATATATAATCATACTCACTTAACATATGGGAAGCAAAACTACAAAAATCGTCAGCTTCAAAGTAATACATTGATTTTGAACATTTAGCAAAAGCCATTACATCAATAATTGTTCTATCTGTAATAATGTTTTCTACCATTAACTCACTAGCTCTTTCTGATAAAAATACTGCTTGACCTTTTACTGTGCTGTCTGTGTTTAATGGAATGCCCATTGCCATTAGTTCTTTAGAACGTTCTGTCCTAGTAACATATTCCTTAAATTCAGGAACATCTTTTAAAGCATTAACAAGTGTTGTTTTACCCACACTCATAGTGCCGCATAAACCTATTTTCATATTATATAGTATATCTCTCGTTACCGAGCATTATTTTTAAAACGTTTTCTGGTATTGCAGAATTTACATAAGGGTCTAACTTAGCTAAAGCCTGTGTTACATCTTGTGCTATAATTGCTACATTTTTAATAGTACCACTATCTATATATCTACATTCATATAATAAATTATCTTTAATTTTAGATAAGCCTACTAATTTTATTTCTAATACAGCAGTTTTAATACCTACTTCTATTAATGAAGATGATATTTCTTGTTCTTCTTTTTTATATTTTTTTCTAATCATAATTAAAAGGGTAAATCTTTTGGATCCAATTGTGAGGATCCCATTCCTATTCTGTAGCTATCGCTGTCAAAGTGTTGTGTTGATACTTCAAATATACAACTTCCTTCTTCAAGAGCCAACATTTGGTGTGGTTGGCCTGGGAGGAGGTGAATACAGTCTCCTTCTGTTACTTCTATTGATTTTTGTTCAGCATCTTCAGTATCAATATATTTGTATAAAAATTTTCCTTTAGAAATATACCAAGCTTCATCCTTTAATAAATGGTAATGCATTGAAAATGATTTATCTTTTTTAAAGACTAAAAGCTTACCACAATATAATTCGTTATTGATAATCCATAACTCATGACCCCATGCCTTTTCATGTCGTTCTCCTTTATAAGGTATTGCCTCTAATGTGTGATCTCTCATATTAATGTCTTGATGTTCCTTTACCTGCTGATGTTTTATACCAAGGTAGACCTTCTCTTTCTTTCATTATATCCTTAAATTCTTCTTCAGTATATTCAATTCCACTTAAAAAATATCCTTTTTTAAATTCTGATTGTTTGTTTAAGGGAACTATAGCAGGTGCATCATATCTGTGATGTTTAAAATGATCTTCACCCTCCATTTTAATTAAATAATGTCTAGCTCCTTTAGATTTAATTACTTTTTCTTCATAAAATTTATCGCTCATAATCTTTATTTATTTAATTTATTAGTATTTTCTTTAGGCATTGTTAATCCTCCTATAGTATGTATTTTATCATATTCTTCAGGCCAAGGCCCAGGTTTATCTACTTGTTCCAAGAATGCCTGTACTTCTGGGTCTTCAAATGGATTTTCATCTTCTATACATTGTAATATCCATTCTGCAACATATGTTCCTTGTGCTCCTGATACTGTAATACCTCTTGCACTTAATGCATCCCCTACAAAATGAACATTATTATAATCAATTAATGCTAATGTATCATAATCAACTAAGGGTTCAGGTGAAAGATATTTTACTTCAGGTACATAAATACCCCAATCATCTTTAAGTGTTGGGAATATTTTTTTCATATCTTCAATAAAATCTTCTATATAACTGTAATAACCTTGAAATGCATTTTTAACTTGATCTAATGATTCAATAGGCATAGCATCAACTTTTATACCTTCACTTGTCATTCCGGCTTCACGAGTAGGTGAATAATATAAACCCGTATGGGTTTTACGAGCAAATCTACCTTGACCTTTACTATTATCAAACCAAGTTTCATTTACAGCTTTAACTAATTCTCTTGACCAAGTAAAGGGTTCATCTATACCTTGGATTTCCATTAAAATACCAAAATTGGTCATATTATTTCTATGTTCTTCTCCTTTTTTAGCATGTCCATTGTAGCTAACATCTCCATACGTTTCTTCAACGGCAACATAAGCTGCGTTGTTGTTTGTACAGAATGAACGTAATGATACGCCTTCGTCTTCGAATTTACGATATAATTTGAAATCATAAGATATATCAATTAATTTTTGGAAGTGTTTTTGTGGTGCTTCAAATCGAACACCAATTTGTACTGGTTTTGGTTCAGTTGGTAGTTCATATTTTTCAGCTAATTGTTTACCAAAGTCAATTCCTGACTTGCCAACACCAAATATAAGTTTATCATAGTATTGACTTATATTAGCTAGCCCTTTTTTCCATGAAACATAATTTTCTTTAAAATTAATATTCTCTACCTTAGTTTCCCAAATAAATTCAACACCGCCCTTAACTAAATAATCATACCAATTTTTACCTATTTCATGTAAATAATCAGTACCAACGTGCCATACTGGGAATAATCTTAATCCAAAATATGGTTTAATAAAATCTGGTTCTGCAATAGGATTTGAACATTGTACCTCTTCTGGTTTAGGGTGGAAGCGTTTAAAATTATCTATCACCTGATCAAATAATTCCATTGCTTTTTCTTCACCACAATATTTAGATAATTGACCACCAATTGAAGTATGGTAAGTTAATTTACCATCAGACCAACCACCTGCTCCTAGGAAACCTTCCATTACTTCACTATATTTTCTATCGTATGGGTTTTTACCCATATCAATTATGGTAATTTTACCATCAAACCCATTGTCAACTAGCTTAGTAGCAGCATTTACATTAGCTACTCCTGCTCCAACCATTACTACATTTTTATTCATCTAGACTTTTATTTTATATGTTATTAATATACGAAAAAAAAATGTGACCTCCAAATAGGAGGCCACAGATCTCAAAATTTATTTTATATAATCGCTCGGCTATGAATCGAGCTGTAAGTTTTATTGTTTATTCAGTAGCAAATACTAAATTACCATTTTTCAAAATTCCATATCCATTACTAAGCCAAACAGATGCCGTTAGCTCATCATTCCAACTACCACCAACTCCAATCAATCCACCAAAACCTACCTGTATTCTACCAAACTGGGTTTGGCTTTGAAGTTTTAAACATAATGAATTTAAAGAGTTAACAGATACATTATAATGAACTCTTCTTCCTGTTTCATTTGTAGGAGCTCCTAATCTTAAATATGAAGGTATTATAACATTATAAAGATCGGGGTCTGATATTACATTACCTGGTGTTAATGCCTGTGATCCTCCTCCTGTCATATCATATTGATATAAACCATCTCCCATAGCATCTGAAAAGTTATTTGCCTCAAATCCAGCTATACCATTAGGACCTTGTGTCATATAATCATCTATATTTACTTGACCTAATAAATAATAAGCGGGATCACCTACAAAATTCTGTGCATTACCAACATTTTTTGCAGGGCCATAAATTCTACTATTTGCTGGTCCACCTCCTGCTTCTTGTAATGCTGGTCCACTTCCACAAAGTTGACCATTTGTTGCTACTGCTGATGCTCCTTGCCCTGTGGTAGCATTTGGGGTGTTAATTACTAATGATCGTGCTATATCTTGTACATATGTGTCAGTTAGTACACTATATACACTCCAACATTTAATACCTATGTTAGTAGTAAAGTTAGGTTCATTTTTATTTAACCCTGCAAATATTGCTCTTGGTGCTGCCATTGTATTGTATTTTATTTATAAATATATTATTTTAATTAATAATCATAATCATCATCATAATCATCATAATCTTCTTCTTCATATGTGTCATCTTCAAATTCAGCTTCATAATCAAACATATCACCTACTGTATTAGGGGTGTATTTACCTTGTTTAGCTTCAATGTGAGATAAAATATGCTCTAAAGCATCCTCAATAGTTTCTTCATAATTAGTTCCATTTCTAAATATCATATTCATTGCTGATCTTACACCTGTGTTAGCATTAACCAAAAATGAATGAGCTGGTCCTGCTGTTTCAGTACCATATCCTGTATGATATTCATCTCCATCATTATAATAACGATAAACAATTCTATTAATAGCTCTTAACATTTCACCTTCCATAGTATCTGATTTGCCAGATCCTGCTACTAATTTATCATAAAGAGGTTGATTTCTATCTTCTAAGGCTTTACCTACGAATTCATTTAGCCTACCTTCTGCTAAATATTTTGTTAAATCGAAATTATCCATTTTATTTTTATTTTATACAATAACCTAAACAAACTTGCTTGAAAGTTATATAATATATTATATTACAAATTAATTTTTTCATTTTTATATATTTTAAGTTTTAGATTTCCAGTGCCTTTGATTACTCTATGCCATTGATGTCTGGCTATAAATATACGTTCCTGAAGTGAAGTTGGTAAAGAATTATCAAGTTGTAAACTCCAATCAGTTTCTCCTATAATTTCAACTACTCTATCTTCATCATCACGATGCCAAAGTAATTCTATAGGATCAATTGATTCATCAAATTGTCTTAGAATATAATCATCTGTAACTTCTAAGTCAATATATGGTTTACCAGAATCCAGAGAAACTTGATTTAAGTCCGAGTAATTTTGCATATCTAGGTAATCTACAGCTCCAATAGCCTGCTTTTGTTCTATCTTTTTTCTGTGAGCATTTATGTCTTGCAGCAAATGCAGCACGTGCTTTTGAGTCATTTATTTTAGCTCTTAAACCACCAGATCCAAATCTAACAGTTTTAATTTTTTTAGTTTTAGGATCCTTAACGTATACTTTATACGCTTTTCCACCTGATGATGAACGCATTGGTTTTCCTATTGGTCTATTATCTTTTTTCTTAGCTTTTTTCTTTTTAGCTTCATCTAGAGATTCACTTATGTCGAAATGATTACTTAAATGTTTTCTAAATATATCAAAATCATCTTTACTAAAGCCTAATATTTGGCCATTATTTAAATTTCTATAAACACCTTTTCCACCTTGTTCTGTACCTGT